CGATGCTATGGATGCACCCGGTAGTGGCTATAATGCAATTCCCGCAATCACATTTATTTCCGACATCGGGGCTACTGGAGCAACAGCGCAAGCGTATCTAAATGCTACCGGTGGTATTGAATATGTTTCGATGTTAACAGGAGGTACTGGATACGCAGAAGAATCCACTATCGTATCCTTTAGCACCGATAGCATAAGGTCGTTTGTTTATATTGATGAGTTTGCGGATAAGTATGGTTATCTTACTCGTAGCATTACAGATACCGTAGACATTGTTAGTATTTCTGGCACACCGAATTACGGCTTCTTACAGGGTGAAGTATACTCAATTTCCGAAAGCGGATCAACTGGGCAATATGTATTCAGTTTCCCAGATACGTCTCTAAATTATTTCGCGGGTGATTACGTTCAGTTCGGCGTAGATAATAGAGCCAGTGTTATTATTGATAGCGTTAATGCTCAAGGAAGACCTACAAAGGTAAGAATCTTCTCAAGTGGTAGTGGATTTGAAGCACAGACATTTACAGCTACGATAACATCGACATCTGGATCAAATTGTGTTCTTAGATTCACTACTGGAGCAATAACTTCGATACAAGAAGGATTCCAGAATCGTCAAGGTATGTTGTCGGATGTTAATAAACTCCAAGACAATTACTATTACCAGAATTATTCGTATGTTCTTCGCTCAAAGGTGCCATCTGTTAACTGGATGACAATGGTGAAAAACACTGTTCACCCAGCCGGTATGGCCATATTCAGTGAACTATTACTAGGTAGCACCCTAGAGCTTGGTGCTTCGTTTGAAGTTGCTCGTCAACCAATTCACTTCTATGAATTCCCAGTTGAAATTGTTCGAGCAGTAGAAATTCTTGGTGTAAGTTATGATATTGCAGTAGACTTTAGGAAGACACTTAATGATACATATCTTGCCGAGGAGCAACATGTATCTCATGTCGGTAAGAACGTATCATTTTCTTATGTTACTCCGTTTGATAATGCCAGCGCACTTTATGGTACTACTTTTGAAATAACCGGTGGTGGTGGTCTTTATACTATGACTATTAGTATCGATAGCGGAGGTGCTATTACTATTATTTCTGGTGCTACAATGCCATTTGGTTATTATCTTTCAATCGGAGGAACTACCTTTGAGCATATATCTGGTGATGATATTGTTACTTCTTCTGATATTCTTAACAATTTTTCTGTTGGTAAGAGTGTGGTTGATACTCCGGTAACAAGTGATATCATTGATACCTTTGATGTGGGTAAAACCCTGCTGGATATTCCACTTACCACCGATGATAATATCTATTTTGGATTCGAAAGAGTAGTAAGCGAATCTACAATGGGTATGTCAGATAGTTTGATATCTGACTTCGACAAATTTGTTGATAAAACGATTGATACTGCAGCTCCATATCTTTTAGGAGATTATTTCGCAGAAGATTACATCACAGAGGCAGATATTATTCTATCTGCAATTGATAATGCATCAATCGAAGTTGCAAAGGGTCTAACAGAAACAGTGGCTTCCGGTGATAGTATACCATATATGGTAATCACTAAGGTTATCAACGAAACCGTGACGGCAATTGATACAGTCAATTCTATTGATCCCGTATATGCACTTTTTAACGATGCATTAGATACCGCTCATTCTACGGAACTGGTCAATACAGATATAACGAAGAATATAAGCGAAACTCAAAATGCAAATGATTCTGGCAGTATAAATATACAAGACTATTGGTCATATGATTACACTTCTGGCGCTTATGAAGCAGGCGATTACGTTGGAAGTAACAATTCGATTTAACACAGGAAGAAGGTATAATATCTCATGAGAAAAACAGATTTCTTGACTGCTAAGGGTACCCTAGGTATTGTCCTTACAGACGAAAACGGCAATCTAAAGCAAGAACTTAATGTTACTAACCTTGTTGTTGATACAGGTCTAGACTACATCGCTTCGCGCATGAAAGATGCCACGGCAACAGCAATGACTCACATGGCAATCGGTTCGGGTACAACTGACCCTGCCCCGGCTGATACTGCCCTACAGACACAACTGGGTCGCGTATCGCTAACTTCTACAACGGTTACAGGTAACTCGGTTGCTTATATTGCATCGTTCGCTGCGGGTACAGGTACGGGCGCAGTTACAGAAGCAGGCATTTTCAATGCATCATCCGGTGGCACAATGCTTTGCCGTACCGAGTTTGCAGTTATCAACAAGGCTGCAGGTGACTCGATGACAATCACTTGGACTGTCACTGTAGAATAATAGGTAATAAACTGTGGCTCTATTGCTAAGAACATTGGCTAGAAATGAACTAGCAAGAAGTTTCTATCGTGACGTAGTTAACGAGAACGACTTCTTTTATTTCTTCGTGGGTAAAACCACGCAATGGTCACCGACTGACACACCAGAAGACCCACTTGATACCGAGTCTTATAATAGCCAAACACATAGGAATATGATGTTTGTTAAGCGTGTCCAAGCCTCGGATGCTGTTATGATGATTCGTCGTATCGATTGGGTAGCTGGTACCATTTATGATCATTACGATGATGTAGATGATTTGTCAACCAAGGACTTCTATGTTCTGACAGATGATATGCGTGTATACAAGTGTTTAAACAATAACGATGGTGCGCCAAGTTTTAATAGACCTAACAGCACAGATACCACTAATGCATTCATACTTCCAGATGGATATGTATGGAAATACATGTTTAGAATTGAAGCCTCAGATGAATTGAAGTTTCTTACTCCAGATTTTATTCCAGTTCGTAAGATGGCAGGAGTAGGTGTTCCGTTATTCGACATCAATGGCGAAATTGATGATATCACCGTAACTTCTGGTGGTTCAGGATACGTTTCAGGAGATTTACCGACAGTTCTTATTCATGGTGACGGGGTAGGAGCTACAGCGGTTCCGGTAGTTACCACGGGTGCAATTACAGATATTAACATCACCAATGCGGGATATGGTTATTCATTTGCATATATTGAAATTGTTGATAATGAAACGGGTGCTGGTGCTACCGCAGAAGTATCTCTAGGTAGTATTCCAGTATCTCTGGTTCAAGAAAGTATTGAAGCCGCCGCAGTTCCAGGCACGGTAGATAGAATTAATTTACTGCAAATTGGACAGAATTATTCTTCAGGAGACGTTCTTGTTACCATATCCGGTGACGGATCTGGCGCGGAAGCAGTGGCATTTATAGATGAATTGGGTAGAATTGAACGTGTTGATGTTACTAACCCGGGTACAGGATATACCTTTGCAGAGATATCATTTAATAATATTCTAGGCTTTGGCTCTGGTGCTACCGCCACTGCAACTGTTTCCCCATATTATGGACATGGCGCAAATCCTGTTAAAGAACTTTATGCCAAAACAGTTTGTCTTTCAGTCAATTTGACAAATGACACAACTGATTATTTTTACAATAACGATTATCGTCAACTTGGTATAGTTAAAAATCCATTGGACGATGAACTGGCGAATTTTATGGCAGACACTGGCACTACCTGTTATGTAATTACAGTCGATGATACCACCGTTTATTCTAACGATGATTCCATTTCGACAGACGGTGGCGGAAGATTTATTGTTGCTCAGATTAAAGAAGCTACAGATCAAGTATATCTTCTTCCCGTAATTCCAGTTATCACAGTAGATTCTGTTTTGACAAATAATAGAACGAGCGTTACTGGATTGACTATAAATAGTCTAACTAGTCCGGATGTTATTAATACTACAGGTGAGATTCTTTATATAGAAAATCGTCTGCCTATTAATAGACAAGCAGATCAAGTAGAAAAGATTAGAACAGTTATTAACTTTTAAGAGAGAAGTTACACATGGCCTTGGACTTAAATGTATCCCCGTATTATGATGATGCTGCGGATGCGATTGCAAACAATTACAATAGAATTCTGTTCAAGCCGGGTTATGCTGTTCAGGCAAGAGAATTAACACAACTTCAATCCATTCTTCAAGATCAGGTTGGAAAATTTGGCAACCATGTTTTTAAAAATGGTTCTGTAGTTGCAGGTTGTGAGTTCAAACTAGACACCGCACGGGACTTCATTAAAGTTCTAGATGAAGATGCTTCTGGATTTTTGATTCAAGATATTGAAGATTATGTCGGTGCTAAAGTAATTGGCTTAACATCTTCGATACAAGCAGAAATTATTTATGCCATCGGCGGCTCGGAAGCCGACTCACCTGATCTTAACACACTTTATTTGAGATATCTTACGGGCGATGGATCCACGGACGCAGTTCACTTTTCTCCAGGTGAAACAATTCGTGTAATAGAATCTGAAACCGGCGATCAAGTTACTGATACTTTTGTAGTAGATGATACTTTTGAAGAAGGTAATTATTATTATGGTAGAGGGTCATTCGTAACTCTAGATGATGGTATTATTTTTCTAGATGGTAAGTTTCTTCCTTTTACTAAAACTACTCTCGAACTACTAAAATATAATTCATACCCTTACTTTAGAGTTGGGTTCGAGATTGTAGAAAGTATTGTTACACATGAAACTGACCCCGATCTTTTGGATCCTGCACAGGGTACATTTAACTATGCAGCGCCTGGTGCCGATAGATATGTAACAACAGCATCTCTTGCAAAATATGCGCTAGATGCCACGCCAGACGACGGTTTCTCAGAGTATATATCAATTGTTGGTGGTAAGTTACAAAATACTGTAAACGAAGACCGCATTTATGCCGACCTTGGTCGCAATCTTGCAAAACGCACTTTCGATGAATCGGGCAACTATACTGTAAAAGCGTTTCCTATTTTAATCAAAGAACACCTTGACACAGGAACTAATAATGGTCTAATACCATACAATGCGACCACCCCCGCAGCGGGCGGTGATGAGACGCTTTTAGCAATTGGTATCGAAGCCGGTAAAGCATATGTTCGCGGTTATGCATACGAAACCAGGCAAACAGAATATATAGTTGTTCCAAAAGGAAATACAACTAAGGTTGTAAATGAAGTTCCTATCTCTACTGCATTTGGTAGCTATATTCTAGTAGACAACTTCTGCGGTAACTGGGATATTGCAGCGGGTGATACTGTATCTCTTCGCGGTACCGCCGCCAACGCTATTGGTACTTCTGGTTCTCCAACGGGTGGCGCACAATCTGCCACGGCGGCACCAGGATCACAAATCGGTACAGCTAGAGTCCGCCATATTGTTCACGAGACTGGCACACCTGGCGCATATAATACGCAATTCCGTATGTATCTCTACGACATTCAAATGACATCCTCATATAACTTCGAAGATGTTAAGGGTGTTTACTATGATACAACCGCCGACGGCCATGCAAACGTTGTTCTGGTAGATAGCAAAGCATACCTATACGAGAGTAAGTTCAACAGCCTTCTTTTCAAGTTTCCTGCTAGAGCATTGAAGACTACAAATCCTGTTTCCGTTGATAACAGTTTTGTTTATAGCAAGCAGTTTGATGATACTATTGATAGCAGCAACACTATTACATTCTCGGTAAGTTCACCCGAGAGTTTTCCGTTTACGGTTGGAACACTAACTAACACAGAAATTCTAGATAATATCCTCATTACTACTAAGGCCGCTTGCACTATTAATAGTGTGGCATATGAAATCGGTTCAGTATTAAATCTACAATCTACTGCTAGTGTAACTGTAACTAATACTGGAACACAGATTACAATAACTTTCCCTGGAGCAATCAGCGCGGCCACAAACATTCGCGTTCACTGTAAGGTACAAGTTGCTAACGCAAATAAAGTAACTAAGGAACTTAAAGAAAGCGCAGTAGTTGTTCTGGATACCGAAGATAGTGGCAACACTACAGGCACATATAATTTGGGTGCGTCTGATGGTTACAAACTTCGCACGGTAAAGATTGGTGATTTCGATGAGACCGCGGCAGCTATTCAGGCAGACGGAACAGATGTAACTTCGCTGTTCAACTTCGATACTGGTCAACGAGACGGCTTCTACGCAAACGCCAGAATTGTAAAAAAGCCGGGTACAAGTCTTACGCTAACAGACAAAAAGTTGGTTGTGACATTTGACTACTTTACTCATGGCGGTTCTCCATCTACTGTATACAACTTCTACACTGTTGATTCATATCCTGTAGATGACGAAACGACACCTGCGGGTAAAATTCGCACAGAACAAATTCCAATTTATACCTCTACAACTTCCGGGGTCACATATGATCTTCGCGACACACTAGATTTTCGTCCTCGCTGGGATGATACTATTACATTCACTACAAGTCCTGGCTCAGCGACAGTTAATCCTGCAGTAGGTTCTTCACCAAGTGGTCCTACTGGTCTTGCAATTATTACGCCTTTCCCGACAGAACAATTTACTACAGACATTGAGTATTATCTAGGACGTAAAGATAGAATTGTTATGGACGACGAGGGTGTATTCTCCTCTGTATATGGTGTCTCTTCCTTATCTCCCGTTGAACCGATAGAACCAGAGAATTCTCTGTCTATTGCGATTGTGGATATTCCTCCATATCCTTCGCTGGCACCCAACGTTGCTAAATCTGTGGGTAGACCGGATTATGGGGTTAAGTATAAGACGATTGATAATCGTCGTTATACAATGCGCGATATTGGTCAGCTAGAACAACGACTGAATCGACTGGAATACTACACTTCGCTAAATTTACTGGAAAAATCTGCCAGTGATTTAAGCATTACAGATACCAATGGCTTAGATCGCTTCAAGAATGGTATTCTTGTGGATGCTTTCACTGGTCATAATGTCGGTAATGTTTTAAGTAATGAATACCATATTGCTATCGATCCTACCGCAAAAGAAATGCGTCCATTTTTCTTTATGGAAAATGTGGATCTACAATACGATTCAACAAACTCCACTAACATTACAAAAACTGGTGATCTACTGACACTGCCGTATGTAGAATATACAATGATAAGCCAGTTGCAAGCATCTAAGTTCCGTAATTGCACCGGTGAACTTCTGTTCACATATATCGGTGATATGGAACTTGACCCGCCAGTCGATAACTGGACCGATACCGCAACACTTCCTGATATTTCTGCTAACTTTGATGGTAACTATGATGCATGGGAAACTCTTGCCGATGCATGGGGTACCCAGTGGGAAGATTGGCAAGATACCGGAACTGGTAGAGTTTCTACAAATATACAGGTTGCGGCAGGTAACACTGCAATACGAGGCGATACTCTTTTCCAAGAAGATATTGCTATTGTAACGACTACAACAGAACAAAGACAAACTCGCCAAGGCGTCCAACTCTCGGTAACACCGGAAACGCAAACTCAGAGAATTGGTCCTAGAGTAACAAATACTTCTATTATTCCGTTTATGCGTTCTATTATAGTAACGTTTAAAGCAACGAGAATGAAGCCGCTTTCTCGTGTTTATCCATTCTTTGATGGCGCTACTGTTGAGGATCATTGTCGTCCACTGTCTGGTATTGTTAGTGGCACAACAAATTCTGTTCAAAACTCATCCCTAGCAACTGGTGATTATGGCGATCCGCTAATCACGAATGCATCGGGTGAATGCTTTGGTCAATTCAGAATTCCTGCTGGTACTTTCCGTGTTGGAGAAAAGCTATTCAGACTTGCAGATGATTCTAAAAATAGAGCTAAGTTTATTACTACCTCTGCATCAATGACATTCTCTGCAAATGGTTTATCACAAAGTGTCCAAGATACTGTAATCTCGACAAGAGTTGCCAACGTGGCAGCAGTGAACCTCTCAGATAGCAGATCAGTTTCCGATAGCAATACGACAACAAATCGACTAGGTGAAAGAGCAGTTGGTGTTGTTCAAACAACTGTTGTGAATAATACGTTTACAACAATTAATAACACGACAAATGTTACCGAAGTCACTCAGGTTACACAAAATATCAATAATACATCTGTGACCAACGTTACTAATAATATCACAAATGTCACGAATGTCACTCCGCCAACTGCTCCTGACCCTTCGCCGATTGTTCAGCCGGCAGCAGAAGTCGTATTTGATGACTTTATATTCCCAACAGACTTTATGCGCTGGAGAATGGATCCAATCGCTCAGACGTTTATAGTTTCGGAAGTGCCGTTTGGATGTTATGTGACCTCACTGGATGTTTTCTTTAAGAAAAAATCTTTGACAAATCCTATCACGATGCAACTCCGCGAAGTCATAAATGGTTATCCGGGTGATAGAGTAATTCCTTTTGGTGAAGTAACACTATCTCCTGGTCAGGTAAACATCGATGCCGAAAATGGTGATACGTCAACTAAGTTTACTTTCCCGTCGCCAGTATTCTTACAAAACAATACTGAATATTGTTTTGTTCTTCTTCCTGCGGGTAATGACCCTAACTATGAAATTTGGGTGTCTGAATTGGGCGAAGACCAACTCAACACAACAACTCGTATTTCAGAACAGCCTAATGTCGGTGTTTTATTCACATCTGCGAACAACAGAACTTGGACCGCATGGCAGGCAGAAGATATTAAGTTTAGTTTACAGAGAGCAAACTTTGAAATCGACACAACTGGTACGGTCGCACTGAATACACATGATATCGATTACGCAAAATTTGATTCTTTCTCAAGTTCTGAATTTTCTCCTGGTGATAAAATTCATGGATTCTCGTTTAATATAATCAACGCAGGCACTGGTTATGGTAGTGCCCTTGTTGCTACTGTAGCTGTTTCTGGAACCGCAGGCCAGTTTACTTGCGGCGCTTCGAAACTTGTTGTTGGTGATCTTGTAACTATCACTGGTACTCGGGGTGGTACTGCTACAATATCTGGTTATGCCACAGGAACTGTCTATAAGGTTTCTGCTGTTACCGGTTCGGTTGGCGCTGTTACTGGATTCACGCTAACAACTCAAGCTGGTGCCGCAATCGCAACTACTGCTGGCACACTAACAGGCCTAACATACACAGTTGCAACGGTTGTTTCTCGCACTCTTTCAGGTGGTGGTGCAACAACCAATGCTACGGTTGCAGTTACTGTTACCGGCGGTGCAGTGACTAATGTAGCAGTGACAAATCCCGGCGCCGGATACACCAGCAATCCAACTTTGACTATGACTGGTGGATCGAATGCAAATATAGGTGTTACTCTCAATTCCGGTTTTGCTCATACTTACGATACTCTATACAACGTGGCTAAGATTTATGTTGAGAGTGGAAACTTCACTGTCAATGACCGAGTAGGCAACGGCTCTTCTCATGCTCTAATAGCAGAACTTGAAGATAAAGTGTTGAATGCATTGGGTGCCAATCTTGCATATATGGATCATACTCCATGCCAACTCATTTTTTCATATTCTGCCACGACAAATACTGGTTCCGAAACAGAAGCATCGACAACATATGAGAATTTTGTGCCAGATAAAACGACGGAATTGACCATCGATGCTGCTATTCGTTCATATTCAAATGAGCAAAACGATCTCGATGGAGACAAGTCGTTTAAAATTCAACTTGGTATGAGATCCCAAACGTCTACTGTTTCGCCTGTTATTGATCTTAGAAAATGTTCTATGATTGCAATCGCAAACGATGTTAATAATGATGCGACAGACGAAGATATTGGTATCGGTGAAGCAAGATCAAAGTATGTTTCTCGTCAAGTTGTTCTAGATGACGGACAAGAAGCAGAAGACCTTAGAGTATATCTAAGTCAGTATGTTCCAAATGGAACAGACGTAAAGGTATATGGTAGATTCCTACATCAAAGTGATCCCGCACCGTTTGAAGAAAAAGATTGGATCGAATTAACAACTACTCCGCCGACTGTCACTTCATCCAGTTTCATTGAGTATACATATGATATTCCATCGACCGAATTGAATGGTGATGGCGTATTGGAATATACCACTGACGGCGTAACTTACACGGGCTACAAAACTTTCGCAGTTAAAGTAGTTCTTCTTTCAAATCAAACCAGTGTTGTTCCAAAATGTCGTGAACTTCGTGCAATAGCTCTACAGGTATAACATGAGACAAAGATATCATCTGGACGACACAACTAAATATGTTAGAGATGGCCATTCAAAAGCCATTATTTCTACCGATGTTGCTGGATTATCAGCATACAAAGCTAGAAAAAACAAAGATAGAGAACAAACAAATCAGCTTCGACAATTTGAAAATGATATAAATAGTGTGAAACAAGAGATGCTAGATATCAAATTGTTGTTGCAGCAAATATTACAGAACCAAGGTAGATAGATATGGCCACAATTACACTTAGATCCGTAAAGGGGTCGCCACTTACAAATACCGAAGTTGATAATAACTTCAACAATCTTAATACTGACAAGTATCAATCGGGTGATAATCCTACGTTTGGTAATCTTACTCTAACGGGTGATCTAAAGCCTTCCATCTCGGCTACAGTTTCTGCGGCAGGAACAAACCAGTCTGGAGCAACAGAACTTTCGGATGTTTACAATATTATCACTACAGTAGGTTCTGGAGCAG